TTCACAGTCAGAGTGTTACAACAGATGGATCGTTTATGATTCGTGATGACCACGGACACTACGAGAAGATCAGAGCTAACATCAGTGCTTACACCAGCGGAACCCATAGCGTCTTTGCTACCGGAACTGTTGAGTCTCTGTAATGTCGATTACTTTCACATCAGGTTTCTCTAAACCATCAGCTATCTTGGATAAGCCTAGCAATTTAGAACGACCTGAGTTTGGAACACTGTATGGATTTGACGCACCACCGCCACCAGTTGTTGGAGTTGATGTAGCTATTACTACCGAAGCTAGTGAACCGTTGACAACCGAACTAAACGAAATATTATTATTTGAACCCGCTTAATACTCATGGCTAATAAAAAGATTACCGAACTTACGGAGCTTACAGCACCAGTCGGTGCGGACATTCTCGCAATCGTTGACGATGTAGCGGGAACCGCAACCACTAAGAAAGTATCCGTTACTAATTTAATGGGGCAAGCATCTGCCTCCAACCTATCGAGTTACGACTTTAACGGAAACGCTATCAGTAACTTCGACGCTTCGATTAACGATCAAACAGGAACCACCTATACATTAGTAGCGGGAGACAACGGTAAAGTAGTAGTACTGGATAACGCATCAGCTGTAACTGTCACGGTACCAAGCGGTTTGGGAGCAGGGTTTAATTGCAGCTTTGTACAAAAGGGAGCAGGTCAAGTAAGCTTCAGTGCTTCCAGTACTACCATTAACAATCGTCAGTCGCACACCAAGATCAACGCTCAGTACGGAGTAGCTAGTATAGTTGCTTACGCTTCTGATACTTTTGTTCTTGCTGGAGATACCGCTGCGTAACATGTTCGTACTTCCTACATTAAATCTAGGGACAGTAGGTACAACTTTCGGTGTAGTAAATCCCTACGAAACCAATAGTTATAGTGCGTTGTTTGACAGCACTAGTGATTCTATATCTGTAGGAACTGTATCTACTTTAGCGAGTGCCTCGACCTTTTCTATGTCCATTTGGTTCAGGCTTGGTGGTACTGCTACTCGACTATTATGGTCAAGCGGTTCCGCTTCCTCTCAAAATTTTGATATACTTTTTCTGAGCGGTAAAGTTAGGGTCAGGCACAACGGCACATCAGGAAGTACTAGGCTTTTAGATACGACTGGAATTACCTTTTCAACGGACACATGGTATCACTTAGTTTTCACTAAGAACGGAGCAACAGGCAAGATATACATCGACGGTAGTTTAAATAACACCAACACAGGTATGCTTACAGCCCTTCACGCTAATGCAGGTAATAATGCTCTTATTGGAAACTTAACTTGGACATCGTCTGTTTATGGCTTTGATGGTTATTTAGATGAAGTAGCTTTATTTGATTACGAGTTATCTTCTACTCAAGTATCCAGTATTTACAACGACAAGGAATACGATACGATCACATCTTTCTGGCGTTTAGAAAATGATGTGACTGATGAGTTCGGTAATAATGACGGTACTAATAACGGAGTAACTTTCAGTTCTTCAGTCAAACCATACTAATGAATACCAGGAAATATGTAATTGTAGATTCATCTGAAGTTGTTAACTTTGACTTTACCAAATTAGTGGACATCGATGAGTCTTACATCAGGACAAATCTAGCAGGTAATAAAGCAATAGTTAGATTTGAAGGCGATACACCAAGCTTTTTAATAGGTGAACCGCAGTACGATCACGAAGAGATAAAAAGTATTTTAAGTGGTAACGACTGGACTGACCCTGAAGCTATAATCTAATGCACGAAACAGCCCAAGGGTTATATCATTCGTTGGAGAACCAACGGTGGTCATTCTTAGACAGAGGTCGTACATCTTCTGAGCTTACACTTCCTTATGTTTTACCGCCTGACGGTCACAACTACGCTACTAAGTACTACACACCGTACCAAGGTATAGGAGCTAGAGGAGTATTAAATCTAAGTAGTAAGCTATTGCTTGCATTGCTTCCACCTAACGCTCCATTCTTTCGTCTTGTTATAGATCGTTATGAATTAGACAAAGCAAAGGAAGATTTAGGACCCGAAGGAGCAGAGCAGTTACGTACTGATTTAGAGAAAGCATTAGCTGATGTAGAGCGTAGTGTATCACAGGAAGTAGAAGTACAGAACTTCAGGAACGGTATATTCCAAGCACTAAAGAACTTACTTATAACAGGTAACAGTTTGTTGTACTTACCAGACGAAGGTGGTATGCGTGTGTTCAAGCTTGATCGTTATGTAGTCAAGAGAGACCCAATGGGTAATGTTACACACATAGCAGTTAAAGAAACTGTAGCTCCTATGATGCTTCCTGAGTCGGTAAGAGAAGAAGTATATCGTCAGGAAAAGGAGAATAGTTGTGACCTCTACACCGCAATCATCAGAGAAGATGACAAGTACAAAGTCTACCAGGATGTTAAAGGAATGCTCATCGAAGAAAGTATGGGTGAGTATCCGATTGATAAGTCCCCGTGGCTCCCGTTACGCTACACCCAGATTGATGGAGAGGACTACGGCAGAGGCTTTGTTGAAGAGTACCTCGGAGACTTAAAGAGTTTAGAAGCACTGACCAAAGCAATCGTAGAAGGTAGTGCAGCAGCAGCTAAAGTATTGTTCATGGTTAATCCTAATGGTACAACAAGAGCACGAACATTAGCTGAAGCTCCTAACGGTGCGATTGTACAAGGTAGTGAAGGAGATGTATCTGTATTACAGTTGAATAAGTTTAATGACTTTAGAACTGCACAAGCCACAATGAACGGTATAACAGATCGTCTAAGCCAAGCATTTCTTTTGACATCGGGAGTTGTTAGAGATGCAGAGAGAGTGACCGCTGAAGAGATACGGATGTTAAGTCAAGAACTTGAAGCTGCTCTAGGTGGTCTCTACTCTCTGTTATCTCAGGAGCTACAGCTTCCTATTGTCAGTCGATTGATGGACAAGATGTCTAGGAACAAGCGTCTGCCTAAGATACCTAAAGATATTGTTAAACCTACTATTGTTACTGGTGTTGAAGCACTTGGTCGTGGTAATGATCTTAACAGATTGGATATGTTCTTAGCAGGTGCTAATCAGATAGTAGGACCGCAAGCAGTTACTCAATACTTAAATGTATCTGACTACTTCAAGCGTCGTGCTACTGCTCTTGGTATTGAGACTGAAGGACTGATTAAGACAGAAGAAGAAATTCAACAAGCTATGCAACAGCAACAGATGATGGAGATGGCACAGAAACTCGGAGCACCCGCAGTCGCACCCGCTATCAACGCAGCACAGGAGCAGTACATGGCACAACAAGAACAACCGCAAGAGGAATAACAAACTATGGCTGAATTACACCGAGTAGAGATAAATGAGAAAGCACCAAGCGAAATCGAACCCGAAGAGAAAGCAACCACCGAAGAACCACAAGCCGAGACGGAACTACCGCAAGAACAAAGCGACCGCCCGGACTGGCTCCCCGAAAAGTTTAAAACACCGGAGGATATGTCGAAAGCGTACTCCGAGTTGGAAAAGAAAATGGGAGCAGGGGCTAAAGAAGATCAAGCAGAAGCTGAACAAGTTGAAGAGAAAGCTGAGGACCAAGAAGAACAGGCTGAAGAGAACACTAGTGAAGCATACCAAACGATTGCGGAAGCTAGTAAAGAGTTCTTTGAAAATGACGGTCAACTTAGTGAGGAAACTTATAACGCTTTAGAGAAAGCAGGATTACCTAGAGATTTAGTTGACAGCTACGCAGCTGGTCAGCAAGCATTGTTACAATCTGAAGAAGCTCAAATACAAAGCGTGGCGAACGGTCAATACGATGCGATGTCAGAGTGGGCGAATGAGAATTTACCACAAGAAGAGATCGATGCTTTTGATGAGGCGGTCACGGGTGGTACAGTTCAACAAGCTAAATTAGCAGTGCAAGGATTGTACGCCAGGTATCAGAATGCTACAGGTAGTACACCTAAGTTAACACAAGGAGCAGTATCTGGTACATCGACTATGCCTTTTAAAAGTATGCAGGAACTAGCACGAGCACAGTCCGATCCACGCTATCGTTCAGGCGATAAAGCATATCATCAAGAGATTGACAGAAGACTTTCTGTAAGCAATATATAGGTTGTTTATTCATTCATAAGGTATAGTGGCCCCTAGTGTTGGTTTATTGGTTTGCTGACACTAGGGGTTTTTCATTATGATTAAGAACATGGCAACAGAAATAGGTGAGAATGTACAGGTAAAAGCCAACCTAGCATTCATGGCGAAAGTCATAGCTATTGTTGGTACTTGTGTTTGGGGGTACTCTGTAGTGTGGAATAAACTAATGGTACTGGATAGTAGCTTAGACCGTGTGCAGCATGAGGGTACGTTATTAGGAGACTTGTCAGCACGGATGATGCACATCGAGAAGTTTGCAGAACAATCAAAAGCGGACCTTAACCATCTACTAGAAATGCAGGACGCACCAATAACATCTGACCATCAACAATTTGAGAGGCTTCGGTACTTAGAGAAAGAGTTGGATATATTACGAGCTAAAGTAGATCAAATGAGATTGGGGGCGTGGTGAAAAGATGGGCGAGTTACTTATGTTATTTATTACGGGCGGCGGTAGCACTGCTATGGGGGCGATTCTTAAAGGTGTATTTGGATATATCTTCGAAGCCCGTCAGAACAAACATGATCTTGAAATGGCGAGAGAAGCTCGTGCGTCTGATAATTTCCTTAGACTACAAGCTGAAATCGCTAAAGGAGGTACTGGTGAGTTTGTTTCTTTTACTCGTCGTATTCTTGCTGTTATCGGGGTGTCTACGCTCTGTGCGTGTATCATCCTGTGTACCCTCTTCCCCACCGCAGAAATCGTCACACTCACCAACGCAGACGGAGAAGGGGTCAACGAGTTCTTCTTTGGACTCATCAGCTTCCAAGCCAATCAAGAACCAATATCTATTTCTTCTGGACACATCAGCCTTATGGGATGCACGGTAATACTGCCTTGTATCCTTGGGTTTTACTTTGGTCCAAGCGGTCGAAGAGGTTGACAGTCAAGGCTTTTTTCCTTTTACTTATAATTAAATTTAATCGACAACTAGCAACAACTAGTCCCTCGACCCTCTGCGGAGGACAATCCTGTGAAGACGAACGGAGTGAAAGTCATTGGTAATCATCACACATTCAATAACTTATAACATAGGAGATCATATATTATGGCTAATGGAGATACCCTCCCCAGTCGTGTAGGTCAGATTAATTCTGCTGGCGATACAGATGCCTTGTTTCTTAAAAAGTTCAGCGGAGAAATTCTGCAAACCTTTGAAGAGAGCAATGTATTTAAAGCCCTGCACACCATTCGTACCATCGAGTCTGGAAAGTCAGCTCAGTTCCCAGTAACCGGAATTGCTTCTGCTGCTTACCACACTCCTGGTGAAAACATTGCTGACGCTGGAAACAGCTACTTGAGCGACATCAAGAAGGCAGAGCGAATCATCACCATCGATAAGATGTTGTTGGCTTCTACTTTCTTGTCAAACATCGACGATGTAAAGAACCACTACGACATCCGCAGCGTATACGCTAACGAGTTGGGTAAAGCTCTTGCAGTTCGTTTTGACACCGCTCTTGCTAAAGTATTCATCGCTGCTGCTCGTGCTTCTGCTGCCGTTACTGGCGGTAAAGTAGGTGGTATCCTTGATGTTTCTGCTAACGCTATCGGAACCGGAGCTGACTCTGCTGACGACGCTGACGAAACTGATCCAACCGGAGCTGAACTAGTTGCTGCTCTTTTCACCGCTGCTCAAAAGCTCGATGAAAACGATGTACCTAGCGACGGTCGTTTCTGCGTTCTTCGTCCTAGCGAGTACTACAAGTTAGTAACTGGTGCTGACGCTTCCAACAGCTTCAACCTTCTCTCTGCCGTTAACTCGGACATCGGAGGACAAGGTGGAATCGCTTCTGGAACAGTACCACAAATCGCTGGTATTACTCTGTACAAATCCAACCACATCCCATCAACTGACCTCAGCGGTACTTCTACTGGTGACGGTGAGTCGAACAACGATGTGTTCGGATCAGGCGGTGTTGGATACAACGGAGATTTCAGCAGTACCCTCGGTATTGTTTCTCACTCCGCTGCTGTCGGAACCGTTAAGTTGCTTGATCTTGCTACCGAATCTGAGTATCAGATCGAGCGTCAAGGTACGCTTTTTGTTGCGAAGTATGCTATGGGTCACGGAGTTCTCCGTCCTGAGTGTGCTA